GTACCTTGACGTACTGACATGTTAGTACCAATGATGCTTTGGTTAACTGTAGTAACAGTTGCGTTACCACTAAAAGTAACCGCCACTTTAAAGGCTGCCATAGGATCGTCAACTACATAAGCAACAGCGCTGGTAGCAGCGGCATTACCTGGATAGTATTGAGCCTGAACAACTTGACCTTGAGCGTTAACGTACTGAACACCCATAAACACACCATAAGTGTTGTTTGCGGCTGCTGTAGTAGAGTCAACAGTTACAGTCGATTTTTCAATAGTGCCACCTGCGGCTACACGAACAATATCCCCGTTATAAATCGCAGTGTTATAAGTACTTGCGATTGGCAATAAACGGGTTGCACCAGCGTAGGGTTTGCCATCTACGCTGTTGATTGGTTGTAGGCCATAGGGAGCGTCAACGGTTGGATAAGCCATTTAAATCTCCTAAATTAAAAGTTATTTACTGCCGTTACCGAAGCCGCCGCCTTTACTTACCGTGGTCTTGCGATCACTAAAGAGAGGCATACGAGCATCGCTGTTTTTCATAAAACTGTTGTCCACAGAGTCCATCTGATTCTGTGCTTTTTGGGCATAGTATTGACGCCGACCTTCAATCATTTCTTTTGGTGCTTTGCACAAAAGCAAGCCACCAACTTCAACGTTTCCGTCTTTGTTACCAGGCACCTGAAGCTCAGGATGATCTACTGCTTTAACAGGCTCCCAACCATCACGTCGTTTTTGAGACATATTCGTTGCATGATCTTGCCCTGCAATCGAAATAGCCACCCAGAAAAAATCATAATCTGGATCGGGTGTTGGATCGGGTAATGTACTCGCTGGTTTGTAAACATAACGAGTTGGGGTTTTTTCGCGAGTTTCTAATTCTCGTGGTGTGCGGTTATTAGCCATTTTGAGTCTCCAATTTAAGAACTTCCTGTGCATACTGTTTGTGGGTCAATCCATACTTTTCAGCCAAGCGAGCTTGGGTCGTAGTAAGTCTGATTGTTTTCTTGGCACCCGATGAACGAGTGGCAGGAGCCACAACATTTGCAGGTTTCTTTGAAGGCTCTGCTCTAGCCGCCTCAGTGCTTTTAAACACCTCGGGGAACACCTGTTTTAAGCGAGCATCAACGCGCTCGAAGTATTCATCAGAGCGGGGATCTACCCCCGTAGTCACTAGTTTTTGGTGCAGCCCTAGTGCAAAAGCTGTTAGTTCCTCGTACCCTGGTGTCCCGAACCACTGGTTTTTTGCTTGCCAGCGCAAGGTTTTATCGTCGAGACTTGGTGTTTCTGGTACTGATTGATATGTTTGTACATCATTTCTTTCAGCTTGTAAAGGGGTTGGCTTGAAATTTTTTGCAGATTCCAAACGCATCTTGGCTTCTGTCAAATTTTCTTGCGCCTCTAACATGGCATCGGAGTCGTAGGATTCTTGCGCTTCTTTGTACTTACGACGCGCCATTTCCATTTCTGCTTCGGCTTTAGCTTGCAGTGTTTCTTGGAAAGTAGCTTCGCCCGACTTAACATACTCTTTCAGCCGTCTGTTCTCTTCCATGAACTGCTGGGCTAAACGCTCGAGTTCTTGCTTTTCACGCTGAGCCGCTTCTTTAGCACGTCTTTCGTCGTGCCGAGCGTGGGTTAACTGCTTAATGCGGTTTTGCGCGCCTTGAGTGTAGTTCTCGATTTCTTCGTCGGTTGGGTCTTCGACTTCGTGGTCAAGTGGTTTTGCTCTGCGGTCGCGCTCGGGGGTGTCATCTTCAATTTCAATCGACACATCACCTTCAGCGTCAATGTCAATCTCGATGTCGTCTTCGGGTTTACCCGTATTTTCTTCCTCTAGTTCGTGAGGAAACTTAAAGTCATCATTTGCCATGTGTAGCTCCTTTAAACGCGCGAAATGCCGCGGGGGTCTTCGACTGTTGCTTCGACCTGATCGTCATTAATCAAGCGAAACTCTTTTCCGTGAATCATGATCCGCGTCCCGGAATATGGACGGGTAATAACAAAGTCTCCAACCTTGCACCATGGGCCTTCGGGGAACTTCTCGGCGTCATAGGCGGTGGGGCCTACTTTTACAACAAACAACACAGGGGAAGTGATTTCCTCAGTTTTTATGGTTTGATCGGCTTTAACAATACCGCCGTTAAAAGTGTCTCCGACTTCAACCAGTGCACACAACAGACGCCAACCCTTTGGTTCTGGTAGGGATTGTGCCTTTTGCTCGGCTGTTTCAAACTCATGATCCACTTTTGGGACAGATACGCCCGGCGGCAGGATTAATTCAGATTCCGGTAATGCGATGGTTTCACTCATCGTTGGCTCTTTCTAAGTTTTCAGCGAGGTCAAGTAAGTGACGCTCTGCATAGGCTAGACCTCGAATCACCCCGCAAAGCTCTTTATAGGACGCATGGTCTTGGCATTGGCCGTTAGCCATGTCGTCCGTAAAGTTGTTCATATCCGAGCGAATCTTTTCCCGCATCGTTCGAATAAAGTCCATTGTTAACAAATCCATCGTTTATTCCTCGGTTGGTTTCTCTTTCTTTAGTAGTGCTGCGCGTTTGTATGCCATGTCTACTCCCGTAGATACTGCAAACTCTTTCTCCTTGAGGGACTGTGCCTTATCAGCCTGCGCAACTTTAATCTGCGCATTCATGCCTGCAATTTGCTCTTTTGACTCAATTTCAAGCTCTTTTAAGCGAATATCGTCGGCTTTAGCGGCTGCATCTGCCATGAGCTTGCGTTCCTTGATGTCAACTTCCTTAGCCTTGAGCTGGAGTTCCTGCATCTGGAGCTGGAGTACTGGATCTTGAGCGTTTTGCTGGGCTTGCTGCTGTGCCATCATTGCTTTGGACTCGGCAAGAACCTGACCAGAGGCTTCTGCCATGAGACGGCTAATCTCTTTTTCCATCTGTTCTGGCAACTCGTCTTCTGGGTTTGGCAGTGCTACGCCAAGCGCCAGCTCGATCTTGTTTCTGTAGGCGTAACCGACGTGCTCAGCAATGTGTGCCTGCATTGCGCCCATGATCGCCTGTGCCTGTGGGTTTTGCCCAATAAGTTGCATAACAACGGGATCCTGCATAGCCGACGTATGCACCTTGATGTGGGCTTCGTGGTCCTGATACTGGAAGGCTTTGAGCGGTTTGCCCCTTAGCGCATTCTGGTTCTCAGAAACTGGATCAGTTGGCTTCTGGTCTTCTTCAAGCGGTACCAGCTTATCCGCGTGCTTAATACCCAACACCTCCAACATCTGACGGTGTAAAACTGGTAGGTTGTAAATGTGTGGCGCCATCTGCGCCAGTTGAATAACGGCTTGGTACTGGACGACACGTTGACTGAGGGTCGCTGCGTTCGGATCCGATACAGGCAAAACCTCAACATTGCTGTAGTCCGCTTTCTTTGCATGTGGTGTGCCTTCTTCTGGCTCATAGGTGTACTCGTCATCAGTGTAATCGCGAATAATGCCGGCTAAGAGTTGAAGTTCCTGTTTCATAGAGTAATGGACACGCGCCTGAACGGCACTCATTACCTTCAAAGTTCTCTCAAGAATCGCCAGCGTCGTACCGACTGGAGCGTTACCAGACATGTCGGCAATCTTCATATCTGATGTTGCGGCAAAGCGACGGCCTTCTTCGACAATCTTGTCCATTAACCCCGACAAAACCATCGAAGGCTCTTTGTAAGGCAACGGAAGAATATTATCCCTAATACTTCCTGAACCAACGTCTACGTCACGGAACTCACCCGGTGCAATTGGTGTGTCGTCACCTTTTATGCGCAAGCCACGGGCTTTGAGACCGCCGGGCAAGTTAGAGAGGGTTCCTGCGTCGACGAGTTGCCGCATGATGCTAGTAGCAGACTTAGCATAACCGCCGATAAGATGAAATAAACCGAAGCCATAAGCGCCATATCCTGGAATGTATTGGTAGTGAACAAAGTGGTGACGTTTTACCTTGAGTGGGTCTTCTTCTTTCCAGTTACGACGGATTGCCAAAATAGTGTTGGTTCCGCGCAACATTGTTACCACGTAAGGTAGCGCAATCCCGGTAGGCTCGCCGTCGTCGTCCGTGTCTTCAAAGCCCTCAATATCAAGGTCAACGTGCGACTCGTACATCTCGAAGCGATCGTCGTAACTAGCCGAGAAGCCAGTCTCTTTGTCTTTGCGTTCCTGAATGTCGCTCGTAAATTTATCTGGTTCACCCAATTCTTCATCGACATAGAACCCAGCGTTCATCAGTTTCAAGAGGTCATTTTTGCTCTTGCGCATCCGGTGGGTGATGCGATGGCTGGTGTTAATTTCGGAGATGCCGTACGGCAGGATCACATCTTCAGCAGGAATAAACATCGACACTTGACGGCCGATACTGGGGTCAAAGTACACTTTTTTAAACGCCGAACCGGCACTTGGCAGGTTCCACAGCATTTTCTCGTGCTCAGGGCGGTACTCAGGCATCTTCTCGGTGAGCTGGTAGTTCATGTCTTCTTGGACACGCATCGCCGCTTCTTTTTTCTCTGGCGTTTCCTTACCAATGATCTGTGTACGTACAGGGCCTCTGGCTGGGAAGGTCTCCATGATGGTGTCTGACTGGAAACGCACTACTGCTTCTGTAATCATCGGGTGGAATACCCCGCAAGCGCCATCCCATGGCTCAGTTCTTTCCTCAAACTTGAGGCCAAGCAAGGTAATACCGTCTTTGTACATCTCTTCCCAGTCTTTGCGCGAAGCGATGTCGTTGCTAATGTCTTCTGCCAAATCAGACGCAATGCTCTGTAACAGGCTGGACGAGAGCACTTCCGCCAAGTTCTCATTAAAGTCGCCAGCAATGCCGTCGCCTTTTTCAAACTCCAGAATCTCTTCGCCTTCAACGCTAATCCGTACCGCTTCTGGATCTTCGATCTCTACCTCAATGTCGGGCTCTTGATTGGCTAAGTCGGCTAGACCTGCAGGTGCTTGGTACAGCGATTTTTCTATGCTCATAATTTTTCCTAGTAGTACGCCGCACGTCTGCGGTATTTGTAAGTTAACTCGTCTTTTTCATCCGTTTCGAGACTGATAAAGCCCCCCTGCCGATAGCGCAGCAGTGCCTGAGTCGTAGTATCCACGAAGTCATCGTGTTCGCCAACTGGAAAGCTAGCAATTTCCTCAATCACTTCGCGTGCCCAGCGGGTATCTGGCGCCCATACTTTGCCTGAACTAAAGAGATCTGCTACCGCATTTAGTCGCACCATTTTGTCGTTGCCGCGTGAGGGTGAAAATTCCTGCACTGGTATCCCAATAAGCCGCAGTTCCTGAATGAGCGGCGCTCCCGCCGCCTTTTTCTCCACAATGAACGCGTCAGGCGTCCACTCTTTGTAGTGCTTGAGCGCAATTTCTTTAAGTTCCGGGAAAGTCATCCGATCTTTAAACGCATCAAGCAGTATCACGTTGGGACTGCCGCGGTCCTCATTATTGTAAAAAACCCCCCACGTTGTGCACGCAGAGTAGTCCGAATTGTTCTTGGTTTCAAACGCCGTATCCCATGACTGAATAATGTACTCGCATGGGGGTGGGTCATCTGCTTCCCATACTTTCCAATCTTTTCTGGATACCAGTGCGCTCATGTCGCTGGTCGGGTTTTGCATGTACTGGGCGTTCCAGTACCGTGGGTCGATGGATTGTCTTGTGTTGTTCAGCGCTTCTAAGCTCCACTGGGCAGGCCACAGACTTTTCTCGTTATCCGTGCCCGCGTCCAGAATGGCTGGCAGCTCCACAATTTCCCAAGGAACGGTGTCTGGGTTTTTGATCTGGTAATCAATCAAGCGCCCTGTCAAATCCAGCAAACTCCACCTCGTCATGATGACGATGATCGCTCCGCCCGGCATCAGACGCTGCAAGGGTCCGGTTTGGAACCAGCTCCACGCATTATCAAAGCCCAGACGGCTGTTGGCCTTCATGTCCTGCTCGGAGTGGGGGTCGTCAATTACGAAAAGATCTGCACCGCGACCAGCCAAAGCGCCGCCAACACCAGCTGCGTAATACTGACCACCAGCACCAGTACTCCATTTCCCAGCCGCTTTTTGATCGTCTGCGACGACAGTGTCCGGGAACACTTCTCTGTATTCTTCGCTCTCAATTAAGTTCCTTACCCGTCGACCAAAGTCTTCGGAAAGAGACGCCGTGTGCGTTCCCATAATAATCTTCTTTTCTGGGAAGTTACCCAAGAAGTACGCTGGAAACAAATAAGACGAGAACTCCGACTTACCCATACGTGGCGCTATGTTAATTATGACGCGTTTCTTTTTGCCATCAATCACGTCTTGGAATATCTTAGCCAGTTTTTTGTGGTGGGGACCTACTTTAAACCCCGGGTACACCCGTTTGGCAAACTCAATCGGATTGGTTTGGGCTGCTTTTAGCCCGCGACGGTGGTCTTTTTTCTCTAAATCGGCAAGAAACGCTATTTTCTCGGCCTTACTCATGTCTTTGAGCGCTTTTTGCGCTGCCACGGCTTCTTCTGGGGTCAGAAAATCAAGATTCATTCTTCTGTATTAGGGTTTTCCCCTATTACCCTTGACTTTACTTCAATCTCTTCGACGTCCACGACATCAACGGCGCCCATGTACCGCCCCAACTTCTCTTTGATCCGGGCGTCTAGCTCTTCGTCGCTTACATCTTCGTTTTTTACGGAAACCCTATCCGTAAACAGCGCTACTTCCGTAACTTTTCCTAGCAATTCCAATGCCTTAAGCCGTATACGGGCGTCGGGGTGCTGTACTTCTTTGACAATATTAGCCACCGCCATGCTTCTGAGCTCTTCCGCCTGCTCGACAAACTTCCACTGGTAGGCCGTCACCATACCAACAGCTGCTTTTATCTCTTCGGGCAGGTCTAGTTCTAAAAGGCGTTGCTTCGCACGGGGGTCTTGCGTTGTTAGGGCGTTGAACGCGTCTACTACTTTTTCTTGCTGGGCTTCGGACAGAATCTCGTCGTCTTCGTCCTGGAATTGGCTAAGCCATTCGCTTGTTTTGTGCTGGGCGCTCAGTGTTTGCGCTGGGGTGAGGGATTCTGCGGCGGTAAAAGGGGCACTGTCTGACAGAACGTCAGGAACAAAGTCTGCGGCGGATGCGGAAACTAAATGCTCTAAAAACAAAATTTCCCCTTTGGTTGCGTGTGGTGCTCACGAGTACACGTAGTGTACTCGGTTTTTTAATTTTTGTGTATACTTTCCTTACCGTGGTTTTTACTCCTTCGTTTGGACCACGGTTCCTTGTCGTGAGTCACCGATTCTCACGCTTAGCCCCCACCTCATACGTGGGGGTTTTTTTATCCGTATAATTGGCGTGTCCTTTAGGTGGACACGGGGGTAGTGGTTTTTGAGCTTCACATACTTTGGTTCCATTACCCCCACCAACTCTCTGTCAAATCTTTGACACACCCTCCTCATTTTTTTATAAAATTTTGCGCACTTTGACGGTGTTGGACAACTTTTGACATTTTTTAGTTTTGCGGGTGAGGAACAGTGATCTATGGGCTATGCACGCATGACTGCTCAACAGGTTGGTGGGTATCGGGTGGGGTGATGAAAGTCGGAAAAAGCCCACGGAATGGTACATTTAATCATCGAGAAAAGGTTCTCGGTTGCACAGCAATGTGTATCTATCAATGGGGACAAATGTCCCCGCTTTTTTTTTGGAGAATCACTATGTCTTTAATCACATCATACAAGTCGTTCGTATCTAGCAAGCTCGCATGGTCAGAGGCTTTGGCAAACGCTTTGGGTAACAAGAAGTACCTACCCGAAGCTGTTGTGGAGTCGCTTGCCGAGGCTCACGCCGAGGCTTACGGAGAGAAGTACGGGGAGACGATTTACTTTCAGCAATCGGCTGGGGGGTCTTGGTACTTTTACTCCGATGAGGCTTGCGAGAGGGAACAACGGCACGATGCGGCAACGAAGCAATGGCAACGCAACGTTGCGCCGTATCACAAGGTGACTAAGAAGGCTTCGAGTCACACGAGCAAGAAGGTCGACCCCATCGCTGTCAAGTCTAAGGCAATCAAGTCATGGGGCATGACCAAGGCGCAAGTGCTCAAGGCTGTTGAGTTGGCGTTCGCCAAGTAATCAGGGACATTTGTCCCCAACAAGTTGTACAGAATAAGCAGAGTAAGTCGAGCGGGCGAGGCTTCTCTGCTGTTTCATTCCATGTCAAATCGCCCGACATTCCACAACAAGTACCACAACAAGGAGAATTACCATGTTTCTAATCCGAGTCGAGCATCAACACCGAGTCCGTAACTACCATACGGATAGTTACTTTGACGCAACCGAACTGTTCTATGCGCTTACCAAGTCGTTTGGGTTTGTGCAGGTATGGCAAGGTAGCGAGTTAGTTTCCGAGTACAAAGTCTAAGGAGAACCACAATGCAAGTCACATACGCAAGAGCACTAGAACTAACAGAAGTAGACCCTGATATGCAGGACATCGTCATTGAAGGCAAGGCATGGTTCTATGTTGAACTAGACACAGGCGACAAGTTTGACCTGATGGCTACCGACATTGAGCAAGCCAAGCGTTATGCCGTAGGCGACTTTTCAAACCCAACCATCAACTAAGGAGAACTACCATGCAAGTAACTACCAAACAAACCAACAACACAATCATTATTCACAAAGATGATGATGGGCGTATTGATATGCCGCCTATTGTTTACGACCTCAAGCACCACGAGTTCACATACAAGTCAGCCCTGCGGTATATGAAGCAAAACAGACTAGCCAATGATGGAATCAGATCAGGCTGGTTCATCACTACAACGATCGCCCTGACTCGTGCGAAGTGGGCTATATGAAATGGGTTGGGGACATTTGTCCCCACTCTCTGCAACGTGTTGTGGAGAACCCCATAAAATACCCCATTTCGCCAATAGTCTACCTTTTAAGGTCAAGTGGACACCAAGTGGACACCCGCTCACCCAAGCGCAGTAAGGCACAGGCAGAAAGGTGTCCTATATATATATACATATAAAGACAAAGACATTTATATATAGGTGTTTTAGTTTGTCTGTACCTTGGACTTTGTCTTTACTTACTTACTTTAATAATTTTCTATTTCTCGTATATACCTAGTGCACTCCACCTACCAAGCCTGTTACTATATGCCTATGCAGGTGTCCACATGACGGGCAGGTATGCCTTAAATGGTAGACACTCCTGCCAAAACCTGCCCGAAATAGGAAAGAGCCATGCCAAACACAAACGACTTGGGGACATTTGTCCCCAGCACAGACGACAAAGTCCAAGGACTACGATCATCAGTCTTTTTGCAGTCTTGTGCAAAATGCGGGATCCAAAAACCAAAAAAGGAATTTCGCAAGCGATTGACCCTTGCTCAGACTAGGGCTCTGCTCAGACAACCCAGCGCCACGACACGATTTACGACCACGTCAAAGCACTGCAAAACCTGCCGAGAAAAACAGCGGAGTCGTAAGCCATTAACGACCAAGCAAATCCGTACTCGTATAACGACAGGTGATATGCCAAGAATCATGGGCGAAATGAAACTAGAAAAGATACGGCAAGACATACCCAAAAAGCGGAGCAAAGTAATGAAAGAAACATGGCAAAAGCGCAAAGCCCAGCCACACGAAACCCTAAAGCGCAATCTGCAAGATCAGGTGAACCGCATAGGCAACCGCCACTTTGCCAGCAAAAACCTACAAGACGCGACCCGTCTTCAAAATGCCCACAACTACGCTGAGGCGAAACGAATAATGAGAGATCTGCTTGAGCAGGCACAGGCAGGGACAAATGTCCCCATTGATGTACAGATAGCAACACTAATCCAACCAACGAAGGAGTAAACATGAAGTTCTTTGATGACGACAGTATCGGCTGGGCACTTGTGGCAGTAGCCCTGTTCTTAATCGCAACGCAAGTGTTGCGGTTTGTGATGAACCTTTTATGGGGGTGAGCATGATTAATTTTGATAGATACCTAGACCACGAGTGGGCTCAGGCTTGCAAAGCAGATGATGCTGAAGAAGGCATGATTGGCTTTTGGGGCGACAGATGTGATGTCTACCAAGAGGGGTGCTGTGCCTGTGATGCGTGGAAACGCTTTGATGAAACAGGGGAAATAGTAAAGCCGTAACAAAACAGGGACATTTGTCCCCAACGAGTAGCACAAACCTATTGACAAGGAGAAACATCGTGGCATACACAGTTAGATTCGACACCCGCATTGAGTGGGTGGTAACTGATGAAGACATGGGGCTGTACGCTGAGTGTGATAACCCCGAAGACTTCATTAAATACCAAGAAGACTTACTCAACCCATCGCAAAGCCTAGGAGATTTCGTGGCTAATGCGGTAATCAAGCAGGGCTCATGGTCGTACGAAACAGACGACATGGTTGAAGACATGGGCGAATGGAAACTAAAGGAGAAAGTATGAGCAAAGTACTGAGATTTGCGTGGGTTACATCACCCACTACAACGGCAATGCACATGGCAACTGGACTAGTGCCAACCAACGACTACACCCGCAAGTTCGTGGAGAAAGCCATTGGCCCAATGGCTGGGGTGTATGGCTTTGATGCGTCATACCTAGGCGAAAAGAAAGAGTTCAAGAACCAATCAATCACAGTAAGAAAGGGGTAAACATGGGGTATAGATCAGAAGTGGCGTATGTAATACGCTTTAAAGACAAGGCGATGCGAGAGTTGTTCGTATCAATGCAACGGGCTAAGGCAGATCCGCATATCAACGAAGCCCTTAACGAATTGGCTGAGGTAGAAGACTGTTTGCTTGGCTATCACGCTGACCATGTCAAGTGGTACGACGGCTACGCTGGGGTCGATGCCCACCACACGCTGATGAAGGACAGCATAGATATGTTCAACCAAGACGAGGACATCGTGGGCTGGCGCTTTGTCAGGCTAGGCGAAGAAACCGAAGACAACATACAAGAGGAGGCAGGCAACAGCGATGAGTTGTACGAGTACGTTGACTGGTACAGAGGTATGAACCTGTCATTTGAGCGCAACACATGGGAAACCAAACAAACCGAAGGAGAAACAGCATGACCACATTCACAATGCAAGACCTAACACCAGTACAGCAAGAAGCAGTCAAGCAACACGAAGCAATGCACGCCGCATATCAAGTACTAAACACCCGCAGTATCAGTAACTTACCAACCACACCCGAGGAGGACGAAGCAATGCAAGCACTATCTGAGAAACAAGACGCCCCCGTACCACAACCTAGTCAAGTAAGCCCCGAAGCGGTGATAGAGGACATGGTTGCGAAGTTTTCTATCAGCCTTAGACTTCTGCTGACCACAATCGTGAGCCAACCCAAACCCGAGGCAGGGACAAATGTCCCCAGCCTACAAGAAACCATCGAGCTCACGCTACAACAAGCCGACTGGTTCAAGACCATGGTGCACGAAAGGGCTGAGGAATTAGTTGACGACAAGGACTTTGACTATCAGATCGAGTCGGCCGTTGAAACACACTTCAGTAACTCGTTCAGTCTTGACGACCATGTGGACATCACCGCAGAGGTAGAGAGCAAGGTCGAGGACATTGCTGAGGACTTGCTGAAAGACATAGTGCAAGAGCAGTTGGAGGAAATCGTTAGCAACAAGTTGCAGAATCTACGTATTACTTTTGACTAAGGGGGGTATATGAATATCTTTTTGCTATTCGTGGTCGGGCTAATATTCCTGACCTGTTTGTACGGGCTGACGCAAGTTTATGTATCTAGTTGGGCGTTAATACTGGGCTTGATGTTCAGCAGTTTCGTAATTGGCTGGGCTTTTGGGGAGGGTATATGAGCATGATGAGAGAACTAAATGCGGCATGGGGTAGTTTGTTTCAAGATGTAATGGGGTGTGTGCCTGCTGACGAGAGAGGCAAGTTTCTGATTCGGGCATACAAATTGACGCAGGCTGGCGAATACCTAGCAGGCAAAGAAGCAGAAGCACAGTTGAATAACCTAACCAAAGGAGAACTAGCATGAGTTTAGTTGATGACGCATACAAAGAAGCCGCACAGCGTTGGGATAAAAGCAGACGACAGGGCTGGCTTAGTAACTATTTAAAAGGCAACACCAAAGGAAAGAAGGCTGGCAAAGAAGCGTATATAGCTGGCTACGTAACCGCAGTACTAAAAACCAAAGGAGAACTAGCATGAGCATAAGAACTTACCAAGAAGTAGCAGACCGATTCAACAAGACCAAGAAGCCACCACGCAGTAAGAAGTACAACGAGAACCAACGACCCTTGCGCAGGGTCAGCGAGTCACACCTGATGTTGCAGAAGGACGCACACAGTTTCGTGTACCTTATCAACGGCGTTGAGGTGGCTCGGTTCTTTGAGCCCAACGAGCAGGGTGAGTACGAGGTGGCAGTACGTGGGCTGTACAACACCAACGACATCAACCTGATGTGGCGCTTTACTGGGCTGTTCAATGGCATGTCCCTCGGTACCACGCTAGGCGACATGGTCAAAGTACCACTCAACCCTAGGTACAAAGACCAAGGCAAAGAGTTCTCTGCTTTCCTTACCTTCAATAGTTCTGACCAACTCGTTGTGGAGAAGTCATGGCATGCCGACATCTATCGGCTTGAGTCAACGACAGATGACAAACAAAAGCGTAAAGACATCAAGACAGAACTCGATGCCTACGTCACGCTTCAGTTGTTCAAACTACCCACGCTCAAAGAAAACTGCAACCCAACCGAGAACATGGGTCGCCCGTTCGGTGAATCAAACCTAGGCTACGGCGTACAAGACACCATGCGTGATGCGCTCACCCACCTACCCCTACCGCTTGAGTCACAGTCCTTCATGGATACCTTCGACAAGGTGGCGCAAGACTGCTTCGATATGCTGGTCAGCAAGAAGGTGTATGCCGAGCAGGACGGGCGCTTGTTTTGGAAGGCACATGGGTACTACGGCAGTAACCACCCCGACGAGAAGGCAGATGCGCAAGAACAGATCGATGACATTGCCGACAGCGTTACCCCCGAGGAGTTCAAGAAGTCTTTGACTGCTAGGTTGATGGGCTTCGCTGGGTTATCCAAGGGTACTAAGTCGGTGGCACTACCTCAGTTTGCCAACGCGTTGCCGAGAACTTATTACACAGTAGCCAACACTTAACTATGAAAGGAGAAAAACCTAGCAATTCTATAAAGCAGTATGTTATGATTTCTAAAAACCACAAACAAACAAGGAAAGTAATACTATGAAACTACTCAATTCATTACAGGTTGCCAACGCTGTCAAGAAAGTTGGTCACAAGCGCACCATCATCATTCAAGGTGAGAATGGTGTCGGCAAGACGGGTATCTACCACACACTAGAGCGTGACCCACACTTCGCCAATCACGTGGGTGTCAAGCTCGACTGTACTCAGATGTCTGACGGTTCGGTGTGGATGCCTGACATCGATCGTGACGCAGGTGTCAGTCGTGAGTTACCCAACGAGCGCTTCGGTGTGAGCAAGACTAATCAGAAGGGTATCAACGGTGCTCGTCCATCGCTTGTGTTCCTCGATGAGATCGCCAAGGCTAAGCAGTACATCAAGGACGTGCTAGCACCCATCGTGTACGAGCGACGTGTTGGCAACTATGAGATGGCTGAGGGGTCGGTCGTGTTCTGTGCAACCAACCTTGCAGTCGAGGGCTTGGGCGATTCCATTCAAGCGCACTTACGCAACCGCCTTGTGTTCCTTACCATGCGCAAGCCTACACAGCCCGAGTGGTTCAGTTGGGGTGCAGACAACGGCATTGACCCTGTGGTGCTAGCGTGTACCAACGACAACCCACAATGGTTCGACAGCTTCCTTGACTATCAAGACGGTGGCAAGTATGCAGGCAAAGATCAGAGCAAGGAGAATGATTTCATCTTCAACCCTCTGTTGTCACAGCAGGCGTACATCACACCACGCTCGTTGCACTCAGCTAGTGACATCATCAAAGAGCGTGACGACATGGACGTTGACACAATGCAGGCGTTACTCGAGGGTACGATCGGTCGTGCTGGTGCCGAGGTTATGGGTGCGTTCATTCGCTTCGGTGATGAAACGCCTCACTTCTCCAAGATAGTTCAGTCACCAAGCACTTGCCCTATACCTAGCAATCCCGTAGCGCAGATCATCACGGTGCTCAAGTGTGTGACGCAGACAAGCAATCGTGATGAAGCCGAGGCATGCACCGAGTACGTGTTGCGCAATCGTCGTGAGTTGCAGTCCATGTTCGCCAACAACATTGCCAACTCTACACGTGCGGCGTTGTTCGTCACAGTCAAGCCGTTCCAGCAGTTGATGCAAGACAACAAGATTTACTTCGCAACCAAGTAAGGAGGATGTATGCAAGTAAGTAAAAGCCCAACGATACACCTAGAAGAACATACGTTAGACAAGTTAGAAAAGTATCGCCAACACTTAGCAACAACTAAGGGTAAGTCGTTTAACTACGACAAGGCGATTGCCAATCTACTACTAGGTGTAATACCACGCAAAGCAAAGAAGGAGAAAGCATGAGTAAGACATGGGAGAAACTAACCGCACACGACAAGGTGATTGCGGTACACGTTGACATCAGCAACAACAAAGACTTCGCTAGCTTATCGGGCTATGTGTATATCGGTGACGTCAAGTTCGAGAACATCGGCACAGCAGGTACAGATGGTCGTGATGTGTACTACGACCCTGTGTTCGTCGATGGTCTTAACCGCAAGCAGTTGCGCTATCTCGTATCTCACGAGTCGTTGCACAAGGGCCTCATGCACTGCACCAACTACAAGGATCTCAGCAAGAAGTATCCGCAGTTGTGCAACATGGCGATGGACTACGTAGTCAACGCCATCATTGAGGAGCTTGACCCCAACTTCTCATTCGTCGAGCGACCAACCAACCCAGCACCACTCATCGACGCCAAGTATCAGGGCTGGTCTTTCATCGAGGTGTTGCAGGATTTGTTGCGTAACCCCCCACCCCCACCCCCCGTAGGTTCAGGTGCTGGTGATGGCAACGGCGGTGTGATGGACGAGCACATGTTCGACAAAGCAGTTGAGGTAGGTAGCAAGGAAGCCAATGAACTCGGTCGACAGATCGACGATGCCGCACGTCAGGGCAAGTTACTGGCTGACAAGTTGGCAGGCAAGGCATCACGTGGTGGTGTGCTTGAGCGTGCAACACAGAAGCGTGACACCAACTGGCGTGAGCATATGCGTGAGTGGGTTACTGCCTTGTGTGAGGGTGATGAGTATTCTCGCTTTGCCCCACCCAACAAGCGCTTGCTACCTCTCGGTGTTGTCATGCCTTCGCACTTCTCTGAGGCTACTGGTGAGCTCATCGTTGCATGCGATACATCAGGTTCTATGGGTGGTATCTACCCTACTGTGTTCGGTGAGATCGCTCGCATTGCACAGAACGTCAACCCCGATGGTGTGCGTGTTATATGGTGGGACAGCGCAGTATGTGGCGAGCAGTTGTTCAAGCCACATGAGTTCGACAAGATCAGTACGTTGCTCAAGCCGTTGGGTGGTGGTGGTACGTCGCCCAACTGTGTAGTCGAGTACATACGTGCTAAGAAGTATCAGCCCAAGGGTGTCGTGTGGCTGACTGATGGATACCTAGATGGTAGTGACGGCAAGGTTGATGTGCCTGCGTTATGGGGTGTAGTAGACAACGACCGCTTCGTACCACCACAAGGTAAAGCAGTACGCATTTATTCAAACTAAACCAAGGAGAATTACCATGAATCAAGTAGAAAAGGATGTACTAAACAAAGTAACCAACGTGTTGCAAAGTCTCAACCTCAAGTTCGCTATCGTTGACAGCGATGGCAACAAGCATGGCGACCTCAACATAGAGAAAGCCAAGAAGCCTAAGCGTCGCCGTTCCATCTACCCACTCGGTGAGGTACGTGCACAAATCATGCCGCATATGTCTAGCATCATGATTAACACAACCAAGCA